ATGAAAATGTCACTATTAAGATGTCTGCTTTCAAGAAACACGGATCTGTAATCAAAAATCAGAAGGAACTCGCTTATATGAAACGCATATTGATAACCGAAAATACAAACCTGATGGTAAATGGTGGCAGGATAAATGGTCTGAAACAATTAAAGCAATCTGCACAAACCCAGAAGCATTATCCGAATACGCGCAACGTATTCGCTGTAAACACAAGCCAGTTGTCTGCCTATATAAAATTCGGGTGTGTATCGGTACGCGAAGTATATAGGCAATTTGTACACAGTTTTGGTATAAAAAGCGAAATAATACGTCAGCTCATATGGCGAGATTTCTACGCTCATGTATTGTTTGGATACCCTAATTACAAGTCGAGTTTAAAATCTGTGCGGTGGTCAAACAATGAGCGTCATTTCGACTTATGGTGTAAAGGCATGACGGGGTTTCCAATAGTTGATGCATCCATGAGACAGTTGAATTCGACGGGCTGGATGCACAATCGTGGACGTTTAGTCGTTTCCAGTTTTTTAGTAAAAACTTTGTTGATTGACTGGAAATGGGGAGAACAATACTTCGCGAATAAATTAGTGGATTACGACGTGGCGAGCAACAATGGCAACTGGCAATGGATATCTGGAAGCGGGGTCGACTCTATGCCATATTATAGGGTGTTCAATCCGTGGACACAGTCCGAGAAATACGATCCAGATGCGGAGTATATCAAGAAATGGATACCCGAATTAAAGGATGTGGATCCGAAAATTATACACAAGTGGGATGTTCACAAAAATACGGGCGTAAAAATCGATTATCCGGCTCCAATCGTAGACTTTAGCACCCAATATCATAAAATGTTGGAGAGATATTCATAGATAATATCTGCGTATAAATTATATAATATGTCTATGCCCCCACAAGATTGGACTGGTTTCCTGAAAAATCATCATGCTAATATGCAGAGTCGTAATCCTAAGCGTAAGGTCAGCTTAGGTGAAGCTATGAAGAGCGCTTCGGGACCGTGGAAGAAGTATAAGCGTACATTTAAGAAAAATAGGTCGGATCGCCTTCAGGGTGGATCTGCGTTGTCGCCGGCATCGTTCAGTGAGTCGGATGCTAAGCCCGCTACGCTTCCTTCCGTTATGGGTGGATCCGCATTGGCACCGGCCTCTTTGGAAAAATCGGACGCTCCTTCTCCTTCTCCTGCTGAGGGTGGATCTGGATGCCAGTTGAGGGGTGGCAGGAAGAGCAGGAAGGCGCGCAAGTCTCGCAAATCCCGCAAATAATCGATTTATATTTTTAAATATAAATCAATAGCACAACCTTAAATATCGAGAGATATCACATTCTTATCTGACTTGTTTCTCCTGCGGTTGCTGTTTTTAGGCATCTTTGTATTCTGCATATCCGTTAAACTACCGAGACTCATCATGGAGTCGTCGTCATTCGAAAGGTTGACGGTCTTCGTCTTGAGTCCCGAAAGAATGTTATCAATATCCATACTCTTGGGTCCGGTCATGTCAGGGCGAACGGGCTTCTCTCTCTCTGGTTCTGCACCACCACGACCTGCTGTAATATCGGGACGTTGCGTAAATTGCATACCAGGTCTGGAGCTAGCTGGAGGAGCAGGCATATTGCGTGTCTCGACCGGCGCTGGTGGAGGTCGATTCATCGAAGTCGGCTTGTTATTGTTTAGCAGTTCACTTGCGAATGCCATACCGGGGGCAGTCTGCTTCATCGAATCAACCGTTGCATTTGTGAACATTCGCATAAGTTCGGGCGACTGCTTAATAACGTCGTTGAACCCAGGGGTGGCAGTCGAAAGCGCCTTATTACTGAAATGAACTACACTCGCACTAAACCCGATGCGCAATAATAGACTCAACTCCGGGCTCATCTTACCACCCTTGTACTTGTCGTGTAACTGCTCAAAGATCTCCCCATAACTATCAATATCCTCGCTAATCGATTCCCCCCATCCGTCGAGCGAAACGCCAAATGGATCAAACATGGCATTTCCGTACTCGATCGTATTTACCATCGTAATCAGCCAATTCTGTTGAATCTTCACTGAATCGCGCTTCCTCTTGTCATCCAAGGCTCCCTCGTACTCGTCTTCAACCTCATCGAAATTAGATTCCATCGTAAAATGGGAAATATTCTTAATCAACCCCTTTTCATGCCATTGCTCCAAGTTCTTAATCATCGCACGCTTCTTCCTGCGCTTCTCTCTCTCATTCAGATTGGCAGTAGGCGCACGTTGTCCTTCCCCCACTGGTACCTCGTTCAACTTGGAGAAACCGTCCCAGGTCTTGGTATTTCCAATGCTCTCTACGGTGGCATTACCTAGCTTGGAATCATTCTGCTCAGCTCCTCTATCGGGCTTCTGATCATAGCCAAACAATCCGGCAGCGAATCCGCCGATAGTTTTCCTATCTCCTCCGCCGGAGGCAGGATCTGATTTTGGCATATTCATGGAGGAAAGTTCATTTAACTCGTTCTCTAAATTATCCAACTCCCCTAAATCTATCTTGGTTGAAGCAGATGAACTCTTAACCTTGTCATTCATTAATAGTTCAATACCAGAACCAAAATTAGAAACTGGTTTAACATCCATAGTTATCGGCTCTAGATCAGTTATTTCGATAAACTCCATGTAATATTATTATTATATTACATAAATTATGTTTAAGTTCTACGCAACCAAAATAATATTACGACGTTTCAGCCAATGGATTCCTTGTAAAAAACAGTCCGCCAGATCGTCCTTTTTCTTGGTTTCTAATATATGCTTCCATGTACTGAAGCGCGCAGTCTCGAGAAACTGAGAGCAATAATATACCGCGTCCTTCTTATGCTGTACATATTCAGATTCTACATTCTCGTTTTGTTTATCGAATCCTTTCAACTTACCAGCGGACGACAAGAATTCGATGACGATCTCATTGTCATGACGCATTATAAAATACTGCATCAACATGCCCTGGATCGTCTTCATTCTCGTTGCAATCGGTGAAATCTGGTTCTCAATGATGACATGGGTCACGGATGCGAATAATTCAATGCGATCAAACTCCGTTTTCATATTTTTGCCTATCGTGAATAGATCTAATTCTCCCGCGTTCGTCTTGCTTGCATTGATAGAGACTAATGATATATCCGCAAAGAACCGAACCAGTTTGTCCAATATAACCGGTTTATGGTCCCCATCAGAAATGGCAACAAACCGGCTCTGTGCCAACTGTCTCAGTTCGTCTACCTTCAACTTTTTCAACTTACCGGGAGAATACTTTGCTTCTGGTATTACAAATTGACTGGTTTTTGCGTGCTTGTCGCAGAAACACCTGTCGTTTTTGGTCCACTTTGCCTTGTTACTACACTTTTCGGGTATACCTCCCTTCTTCGCTTGCTTTGTCTCAGTGCAGATTTTCACCTCGGGTTCCCTATTCATCAAGTTGATTACATTCCAATCTATAACAGATACATCAGCACCACTAATATCAAACAGACAATAGGCCATGTTCTTTATACCTACATCAAAACTGAGTACCCGCATCTGGATATAAATCACGCGTTATTTTTATACCCATATTTCAACTTATAGTGTATCCGCATATTCCTTCAGATTTTTCGCTTGTAGTTGAAGACTCTTCTCTGTCATAAATTTTCGGTAATCCGCATTTGTATGGATCTTGTGTAACATCAATAATCTGATGTTTTCAGACGACTCTGGTTGCCAACCAGCGGGAGGTAATTTAGTAAATGGCAATGGCTTAGGCTCTTCTGCTAAAGTATTATCATAAACGGTATATTGCGGTTCACGTACAAATGACATTTATATAGTATATATGTAATTTATTTCTCTACTAATTTGAGCAATTCGGTCTTGGACAGTTTACTCGGATTGCTCGCCAAGTTTCTGGCAGTAACAATGCTTCTGAGTTCGGCGACAGTCTTCTTCTTATAGTCTACTTCGGATGTGCTTAGTTTATTGATCTGAATTGGTGTTACTGTTCTCAGTTCTACCGCTTCCGTGTCGGAACTAGTGTCTATATCAATGTCGATGTCTTGAGAGATGTCATCG